AGGCTGGACTTGTCGTCTACTTCTTCTCTGGTTGGTAGCGGAGCCCAGTTAGTTCCGCCGTCACTATCAGGGTCTACAGTTCCATCTCCAGAAGCTTTCAAAAAATATAGACTTCCGTTAGAACCTTTTGTTATTGAAAAGTCTTGGTAATCGGTATCTGTATTCCAGAAACCTATACCCTGTTCATCAAAGTAACCTAGTCCTTGAGTGAATAGTTTTTGCATAAAGTTAAAGAACTGATAAGGTGGTTTTTCAGCTCCCCATCCAAGTGAAAATTTACCTGGAGTTTGCACATCAGGGTCTACCACATCTGAGCCAGCAGCATCAGCCGCCCATATTCTGGTTAGATTCGGTTTAGTTATCGCCATTGTACACCTCTTAATTTATCAAGGAAGAAAACTTCCCGCCAGTTTCTACATTATTGATATCCCCAAAACCTTTTCCTATGGGAACCCCTGTAAAAGTAAAACTATCATCACCATCGTATTCTATATACGTAACACCTACCGCTGCGACCTTTGGGACTAAATCAGTATTCGCTAAAAAGGCTTTTTCGTTTGGACCTAATAAGCGACCTATCTGTACGCTATAGTTCATCTTACCGTCTACTATAATAACTTGATCTACATCAAATAAAAACCTAATAAAATCAGATAAAGATTGAGAAGTAGGTGATATAGAGTTCTTTATTATTCTTGCTTTTATATAAAGCCTATATTCGTTGTCTGTTAAAGACCTATTACCAGTGGTTGATTCGTCTACCGATCTAAATCCACCACCTATGGTATTGTCATTTAAGTCACCGAAAGACTGAGAATTTGCATCCCCTTCAAAACCAAAGTAAGCCAGTATAGAAGCGTCGATTAGTATTCTAGGTTGACCAACTAGAGCCCCTATTATATCTTGCTGTACGCCTACCGCATTTTCAAGATATCGCTTGGATATTATGTCCGCGAACACTTGTTCGAGTGTATCGGACTCGTATAGTAATTTTTTGATATAAGCTATTAAATTGACAGATTCTTTATACTGAGTAGCTAGTCTACTCTCCGCTAATTTAATATGATCTATCTTCTCATAGCTCATATATTCACCGTTATATTAGCTTCTAAGAATACGGATATCTCGTTTATAGCAATTATTATGTCTGCTGATGAGGTGGGTCCGGCAGAAGTACCAATAAACAGACTCTCTACTGTGTGACCTTGTATAGTGTTAACAGGACTATACAACTGAGAGTTTATTACGTTGTCTCCTAATGAGAACCCTCTACCTTCTGTCAAGATACCCTGTGAGTAATCTATGATAGCTTGTTTTATTAGGTCTTGACCGTCGACCGGAAAGTTTGCAAAAGTAGTTAGATTCACAATAACGTATATATCTATCTCAGTAGGTCTTGAGAAAGATACCGTATGTTCTATGCTTTGATCATCAGTTATAACCGCTGATGTATTACCAAACGAAGTCGCGCCTAATGTTTTCTTTAGAAAAATCGCCTTGGCTATGTCTTGATCTTGACCACCTAATACAATAGCATTTATAGAGTGAGCCGGTAGCCCGTTAGTATCCGGACCACTATTAGTGTCGTTTTCCAATACCAATAATTGAGTAACACCGACGACTGATTTTATCTCAGCAAATATAGCGTCTATAACCGCTTGTGCATCCCTAGCTACAGAACGTTCTCGCCTAGCTCTTAGGTCGCTGTCTTTCTCTAAGTCGGTTCCCAGTACAGCGGGGTCATTGTTGGTAACACTATCCCAACCAGTAACAGGGGTTATAATCTCAGTTATGGTATCAGCTAAAGCCGGTCTAGGTCCGGTTACAGTTGCAGTAGCTTGTACCACAACCGATCCGCCTGAGGGTATCAGTACCGTTTCATCTGTAGAGAAAATAATAGTCTCTTCAACATCTCCTATGAAACTACCGGCTATAATACTAGTCCCGGAATCACCTGATATCGTAAGCTCAACCCGACTAGCAGTGGCGGCGAAAGGAATTATACCGTTCAACTGAACTAGGTTCCTAAGAGTAACGCCTGACGCTGCTTTGGGGTTGAAAGCATTATAAGCTTCTTCGGCTAGTTCCCATAAGTTAGCATTAGACTCAGAAATAACACCGTTAATCTGACCATCAGGGGATTCAGGTGAAACATTAAAGTTGTCTCCGAAGATAGCCTTTACTTCCGAGTTTAGTTCTTCCAATAAAAGGTTAAGGCGTTTCCTTTTAAACCCTGTGCTCGATACCCCATAATCAGACATTTATAGTCACCTTATCTTTATCTATGAACCCAAAGGTAGTTTCAGCAGAAAACGATACAGACAATGTTCTTGATGAATTACCTTCATAAATCATAGAGAAGTCGGTTAACCTTTTCACACCTGGAGTCCTTAAAATTTTACTCTTGAATATGGACTCTATATTGGCTAAATTTGCCGGTTTTGTAAATATCTCTTGGAAGTAAGGTACGCCCGTATTTATGTCCAGGAACCACTCTCCAAGATAAAACAGTAACCGGCTGCGAACATGCTGTACAACTTCAGCGGCATCGTCTACGGTTTTTAGCTTACCGCCTTGCACTATCAAATCGTTGTTAGAATCCAGTGCTCTGCCTATCATAATGGGGTTCCTGTGTTTTCCTGGCTGTCGCCATCGGAATCAGCCGCTTGTGGATGAGTGTGGGTACTGCTGATGTCTACCCCGTTATTAGTAACCGGCCCGGTAATGTCCATGCCACCTGACATAGTAGCTGCTCCTCCAGCGCCCTGAGCCAGCGTACCGCCGATTATTACGTTACCCTCTAGGGTTATGGTGGGTGATGTTATGGTACAACTTGAGGTCGCTGTAATCTCTGCTGTACCGCTGGCGGTTGCGCTAAGGTTGGCACAATCTACCGTTACATCTGAGGATGACGTTATAGATATACTGGAGTCGGCATTTAAAGATATAACCGCTGACCCGTCATCCTTTTTGATTTGTGTCGCTGTAGCACTGTATGAGGGAACTTTGTTTGGCAAAGAAGATAACCCGACTATAGCAGTAGCGTCGGAAAGACTATGGAACCGTTTAGCGTTCGGTTCACGTATGCCGCCGAACTTATGCCAAGTATCTATCGCACGTTCTGCAAACATAATAAGGCATTCGTCACCTTTGGTAACGGGGAAGGTTAATGAGAAGCCTCCGCCCCTTGGAAACTGTACTGGGACATTTATAAGAATTGGCAAATTAGCCGGGGTTAATGTCTCAGTGATACCCTCCCGCGTTATAAACACCCGTTTAATGGTCGGTTGTATGCTGGCGGTTTGGGTAACTGGGTCAAAGCTTTCTATAATACCGGGCATGGAAGTATGAAGGTCTTTCAGCCGGTTAGCTATACCCTGTCTTATATTAGCTGCTAAAGTCGCTATCGCTGATTTTCCAATACTCATTTTATGATTACCCCTTTAACTGAGGAAAGCCAGTCACCGTCTCTTGAATCACCCCTAAAAATAACCTCTTGTATTTTATAAAGCCCTTCCCCAGTTGTTCGTTTCTTTCTTTGGAAAAACAAATTACCGACAGATACTTCAGCGTTAATTGATTGAATAAGAAAAGCCCGGTTAGGAAGTAGTCTAGGATTCAGCAATGTGGTAACATCTATACCTCTTTCTGTAACCGTGGGCGAACCTATCATACCTGTGGCGGCTGTAATCACTACCGCCTCGTCATCTTCTAACGGTTCGGTATCTGGCGTTATAACAATCTCACCGTCTTGTATGCTCCAAGCAAACCCATACTCCTCAGCAAAGTTATCCATTATATCCTTGGAGGAACCTGAGAGTACCTGACCACGTATTTTGTCGGCTACCTGCGGCAACCCTTGCAGCGTACCAATATTAATGTCTGAGAAGGTTTTAAGGACTTCCCCTATGGCTGATTTAACACTGAGGCTTTCACTTAATGTTTTGTTGAAGGTTGCATTTTGCCAGGACTTTTCACCATCGCCAGAGTATATCGTTAGGATTCTGTCCCTGCCTGCTTTGTTTTGGAATACGTTACGGACATCACCTTTAAACAGCAACCGCATATCACCTTCGTACCCGGCGTTTAAAACTATCTTGGTATAGCGCTCTTGTAAAGCCGACAAGGTATCTTGATTAGGATTGTACAGGGTTAACCGGGCTATGTTAGGGGAAGACAATATACTCTTTGTTATTTCAAAGTTCAACCGCAAACCCCGTATAATAGGAGCTTCTCCAGCTGGAGGTATAACCGTCAACTCGTATACCCGTTTATACTGGCGAGCCATCTTGTAGCTCCTCTTCAGTTAGTATAAATAAACGGGAGAGTTTACCGAACTCATCTCTAGTAGGATCTTGCCGTGGGCTTTCCAGGTTTATGATGTAACCTATACCGATACCTAGGTTATACTGACCAAATATATCAGCTCCCGGTAGCAGTGCAATCCCTGTTACCAAGTCTTTACCGTCAGCGGCTAAGTCAAGCGACCAGTTACCTGTCCGGCTATTAAGTATAACTCTTAGGTCATACTTGGCCTCTTTAATGACTATGCTAAAAAGCTGTTCAGGTTTGGCGTTTAATGGTATTTCGATCATCCGAACACCCAGTCAATGCCAGCTTTAAGAACTGACTTTTTGGTAGACGCTGGCGGTTCTACTGCTTCTTTTCTTCCAGACTTTTCCGGCGGAGAAGCTTGCTCTGTAGCAGAACCGGCTTGCAATTGTTCCTCTGTTAACTGTACTACCTCAGACTCAGTTATAATAACTTGTTGTAAATCTATTGACATTCTAACTATGCGAGAGGTATCCTTGTCTTGCTGCACACTAACATTCGTTATGATCATATCGTCGTGAAATTCTAACTTAGTTTGTATTTCAACAGGTTCGCGATCTTTCTGTAATTGTACAATAGCCTTATATGCCGCTTTGCTACGGGTTATATTTTCAGTTGTGGAAGTTCCAAACAAACCCGTTACAGAGTCAACTATTTGACCAAAAGCCGCAAGCCCCATAGGAGTATCAGAAACTTGAGCTACTATATTAAGCCGTTTAGGTTGGACAACCGCATGGTCAGTGATATCCGCGCCTAGCTCTACCGGGTTATTGGTTAAGCTAACCTCATTAACATGGCTCTCTGATATAACAGCGTCTAACTGTATATCGCCTATGGATTTTTGCGTACGAATAAACAGGTTCTCAAAAGCCATAATTATTGATCCACTGTAGTACTAAGGTCTTGATAGGTTTGCTGTAAGAACACGTCATAAACAGACTGAGCAATGTCATCCGGGTTTTGCCCGCTACCATTAACCAATATTTCAAGCTTCTCAACTATGGTACTCGTACTGGTCTTAGAAGTTAACGGGGTATCCAAAGTACCAGAATCAAATATACCTACTTCACGGGTTAGGAACCCCAGACCTGCATTTTTAAGGAGGTCGTTTATCGGTCCGCTTTTTTCTTCAGTTATGCCAATCTCTTTTGTTAAGAAACCAAGCCCTTTATCTTTTAACGCTTGGTTCATGGCGTCAGCGCCTTCCTCACGGAACAAGCCAAATATCTTATCCCAACCGTCAAATATCATCATGGTTAAATCGTACACGCCCTGGAGTACACTAGCAACCGTTCTTATCTCACCCGCCCATTCAGGGTACTTCTCAAGCATATCACCTATAAAGCTTTCGCCGTCTTCAAAGAATACGTTAGCATCTTCAGCCAGCGCAATAAAAGCAAGTGCCAAAGCAGAAAGCAGTGACGGCAATAAAAAGAAACCCGCGTTGGCTGCTAATGTTGCAAGTGTTAACCCTCTCATCAATGCGATCATTTGATACAAGTGAGTTAGCACCCGCATGGCTATAAAAGCACCCATCGCCAAGGACAGGATCTTTAACGCCATTGTAAACTGATCAATCCACTTAGGAAGGTTCTGTTCAATTATGTCGCGGTTAGCTATCCACCATTCGGTAAACCCGTCAACAATGTCTTCAAGTACCGGGGCAAAGGAACGGGTCATAACCCGCGATACCTGCTTTATTACCGCCCACATTTCAACGAGTGAATCGTTAAAGCTGGCGGACAGTGCGGCATCTTCACCAGTGGTTACACCGAGCGCCTTAGCCCTTGCTGTCATCTCCTCTATGGCTTGTGGACCAAGTTGGAGCAGCCGTATAGAGTCTCTAAGACCCAGCTTATCAGCTAGTTCTATTTGCCTAGCGCGACCTAACCCCTGCATCCTACCAGACACTTCTTTCATCAGGTTGCTGGCGGATTTTACTTGCTCGTTAGCACCAGTGGCGGAAATGTCAAGCAAGCCAAAAGCCTCAACCGCTGTACCTGTACCCCTCGCCGCCTCAGAAGCCCTTAGAGACAGTTCGCGGAGGGAGTTAGCCATACCCTCGGCACTTCCCCCGGCAATTTGTTGAGCGTACTGTAGGGCGCTTACATTAGCTACAGTTTCGCCTATTTCGTCAGCAAGTTTACCCTGTTTATCTGATGCACGAGAAGAAGCCACTACCATCCCTGTTAAAGCGGTAGCGGTAGCGGCTGCGGCTTTAGCTAGATTCTCAACAATACCGACAGTCTTGCCGATATCGTCTGAAAACTTTTTGGCTTCTCCAGAGTCATATTCAAACCCTAACCCCACCAATAGTTCATCTATTAAAGCCATCTTACTTTCCTTTGGGTTTCTGGGTCATTGCTGACTTTAAATCCATTAACTCGTGCATCATCATAAGGTCTTCCATGGAATACGTGCCGTCCTGTAACTCTTTTAGACTGCACATTGGCGGTTCATTTAATAACGGCCGATGCAAGTACGTATCCACATTAGGGAACCGCTTAGGATCTACAGTGAACCCTGAACTTTGGCCAGAAGTGCCTCTGCCTTCTGGCCTTTGAGCAAATTTCCGTAGTTTACCTTAACCACAAACATGAACACCTTATAAACATCCATAAGGTCATCGCCAGAAAAAGTCTGGTTAAAATTTGTTTCTGTTATTTTGGTTCCGTCACAAGCTACACCAATAACCGCTGTCTTTATAAGCGCCGTTATTTCTTCAGGTGAGTTGGACTCAAACAGTAAAGCGATACCGTCGGAAAGAGCCTCTGCTTCTTCCCCTTCGGTTGCTTTGGTCTTGCTTGATTCCAAAGCCATAGAAGCAATCTTACCGATACTGGCACCAAATGTCTTAGCCAGTTTCATTTTCATAAGTATTGCTTTTTCAGCAGGCCACTGAGTTACACTAAACTCGTGGTCGCCGATTTGAGTTGTTTCGGTATTACAAGCCATAACATAAACTCCCGGTATTCGTATTATTACCCGGCCAAATAAATTCCAGGAGGAGGTATCTAATTAGGCCGGGATCCTCAGATAGTCCGCCCTCCCCCTGGAAACCTTTTATCCCCCGTGAAGGAGATCCAAACGCTCCACTACAATGTTCCATTCTTGCGGTTGCGCGTTAGTACCGCGAGTCATATCTGCTGGACGTGTGATATAACCTTGCGTACCAGATCCCAAGTCCAAACCTTTGGTATCTTTGAACTGAACAAAGATAGGAACAAACTCACCGTTTTCTTGAGCAGTAATAAGCGCCGACAAGAACTTGTTAGAATCCGACGTTTGCATAAGCCGGAAAGTAAGAGTACCTGACCGATCTGCACTAATAGAAATAGTCATCTCACCATCTGTACCAACGCTATGAGCGGCTGAGTCGTTTATCCGAGACAAGCTTATTACGTCGTCGCCTTCATAAAAGCCTGATATTTCCAAACCGTTGACAAGAAGTATCGTATTTAGGAAACTATAATCTTTCATTGCTTACCCCTTATCGTTCGAATGTTCCGTTGATTTGAGCGCCGTGAATGGCACCTGCACCGAGAGCAACAAAGCTTAGACCTGGATACAACCGGGCTTCTTTGTCGGACTGGTTCGTGTCTGCTACTGGTACGGTAATGGTTTTGTAACCGTTAGCCAGGAACTCGCCGTCAATTGTTTCACCGGCTGCAATCAAACCATTGCGAACCGCTTCGTCCAATGCGTTGATAACTTGTTGCTCCAGGGCTGCTACACCTTTGTCGGTATAAGGAACCTTAGTAGTACGAGTTAGCAAGTAACCGAACACGTTTGTTTGAATTGCGTTTTCAAGCCAGTCAATACCGTGGACTTCGTCAAAGAAGGTATTGTTAGCCATACGAGATTCGGAATACATATCGCTCGCGCCAACCAGAATAAAGGCGTTGCCCCGTTTGCTATCCAGAACAGCTTTCTCGTTTTGAGTAAGTTGTTCAACGGTAATACCCGGCCCCTGTTTAAACTTC